GTATTTCGTGGGGTTTGTGTCATGTCAAGTGAGAGTGTTGGGCATTGGACGATGGCTGTAAGTGTAAGCGAACAATGGACATGCCGTCCTATGCTGTCAGTTCAAAGACTACTGTGTGTCGCCAAAGGCGGGGGGAGACCCCTGTGTCAGTTCGAGTCAGTTGGGTGGGTTGGGTCCCACATAGAAAAATTTTATAAAAAGGTCATAAGGATTTTTTTTCCCTGTAAAATCAATAAGTTACAGTCATATCCACTGGACAGGAAAAGGAACCATGTATGGACAGGAACAGACTCACCCAACTATGTGGGAGTGGCTGTAAGTGTTGATACATGGTTGGTTGAGTTTTAGGCTTAAAATAAAGCGTGCAATTCTGTGCAAGTCCAAGTCGACCTGGGCCACCCAAAGGCCCATATAAATCAGGTGATCATGGTTGGTGTTTCTAAACTACTTGACTTTTCAAGGTTTCCATGTTACAATAGTGTTTGTTTACAAAACACGCAGCGAAGGCAAGACTTGTAGGCTTAAGGAGGGTACCATGATCTGGGTTGCTTATATAGTAGCGTTCTATGTCCTGTTGACGTACATTGGCGTAACTGGAGAGCTGCCATTTTCTGGGTAGGGCTCTATGTCTCTGGTGTTATGGATAGCTATCATCGTGGTTCTATCAGTAGTTATTTCTGATGTCATTGTCAAGGCCTGGAGAGGTCTATAAGTAATAGGTACTTGACAAACACCACAAGATGTGCTACAATGTCTCCACATTAGAAAAGAGCTTCATACCGCCCTGCTGCAGTCTGGTGCCTCTATCCCCTCCTCGCCTGGCTAAAAGCGGACAAATTTTCGGGGCGCAGGTTACAATAGATCCGGCGGCAACCACCCCCACCCATTAAGGCAGGCTTAAACTCCTGCCTTCCCCCTACCAATTATGTCCACATGGCTAAGTAGAAACCTATTCAGTAGACATCCTGTACCTAGTGAGCCTGAGCCGCTAGCCACACCTGTAGTGGAGGTCCCAGAGCCAGAGCCTTCTGTTTTAGTGGCTCCCGAGCCAGAACCCGAGCCTATTGTTGAACCAGTTCCAGACCCACCAGTCATTAAGTCCTTTACCAAGGGAACACCGGAAAACCCCTTTGCCAGACCCCCTAAGCGAACTAGAGCCGTTCCTAAAGACGCAGCTCCTAAGAATCCAGAAAAATCTGGCTGGCGTTCCCACAAGAACCCTGAGTGTCCATGCTCGGCTTGCCGCTCACGCCGTAGGAAAGCGCAAGCCCTCGCTCTCGCAGCTGGAGAAGGATGGAATGCCGTTTCCCCCGAGTCTCAAGATGCGCTAAACGCAGACCTCCCTTTCACTGTGGAGGAATCCGGTACTCCGCGAGCTTATGTAGCCCGATGGCTTACTCTCAAGGCTCTGGACCCAGATATCACCCTAGCCGAGGCTGCCCGCCAGATACGTTGTGGCCGTAAAACCCTCAACGCAAGCATCCAGAAAGCTGTTGAAGAAGGTTGGCTCAAGTTTGAAGATCCCCTCTCCAAGGTCGAATACCAGATTGTCCCAAAAGTCGTCAGGAATCTGAATAGATTCCTTGATGAAGGCGATAAAACTGTCACTATCGAGACTGCCAAGGGCACCCTCTTTAAGCAATATCAAGAGTCCAAAGGCATCTCTGAAACCCATAACACTATCCTGGCACTCAAGTTCGAAATCCCTGAGGATGGAGGAGATGTCAAGATCGTCCAGGGACATATCGTAGGAAAGCCCAAGGAAGTGAGTGATGAGATCTAGTTATGCCATTTCAAAGTAAGGCACAAATGAAAGCGGCGTTTGGTGGGCATCTTGGATCTGAAATGAAGAAAAAGGCTAGGGGATGGGCACATGAGACGCCCAACAAGAAAAAGTTGCCAGAGCACAAACGTAAATCTTCCAAAGCTATTGAAGGTCTCAAGAAAGCACATAAATAATGCCTGCATATGGTAATGGCCCAATGGATGGATTAGCGGGTGCGACCCCAGAAATGGGTGAGGCATCTGACGGCCCTGTGTCAATCTTACAACAGGCTATTGCCCTCCACGAAGGCCATATGAATGGTTCTGTTGAAACAAATCCAGAATCCCAGCAACAACTCATGGCACTTCTTACACAAGCATTATCAGCACTTTCAGGTTCATCTGAACCTTCCATGGAGATGATGTAGCATGCCTGCATATGGAAACGACCCAGCGCCCAATGTAAAGCCTTCTGCCAACGACTTTCCTAAGAAGAAGGAGCAGGAGTCATTCAACGAGGCGTTCAACCCACCCAATAATCCCACGAAGAACCATCAACCAACCCATTTCAACACAAACTACGACTACTGCAAGCATGACTCTGGTGACTCCGACGACTACTAATGGCTAAGTGGATCTCTCTTCCTACTGAGAAGCTGTATGCCCAGCCTACCCAGCAAGCCTTCCTAGCAGCTCGTCGCCAGCGCCAGTGCCTGATTTGTAAAGAGGATTATCAGTGTCCACCCAACCTTGAGTGCCCGAAGTGTGGTGGTAAAGGCATACGTAAGTTCGATCGTATGACTATTATTGCAGGCCGTCGGTTCGGTAAGTCTCGTATAGGATCCATTGCAGGTGCTGAGGAAGCTATCACCACTCCAAACTCAATTGGATGGGCCTGCGCCCCAACTAATGACAAGCTTCATCGATATGTCATTCGGGCATTTCAACAACTCATTCCACAGGAGATGGTGAAAGACTGGTCGGTTGAGCATAATGACCTCCATCTGAAGAACGGCTCCCTAATCCATTTTCAGACACTTGAAGATCCAGATCAGGGTCGAGGTCAGGGCCTAGATTGGCTCTGGGTTGATGAGGTCTGTGAACTCACAATCAAACACTGGGAAGTCATCCGCCCGTCCCTTGCCGGAGATACAGTAGCCTTCTTCACCACTTCTCCTCGCGGCTATGATTGGGTCTACGAAGAACTCTACAAGCCCGCTGAAAATCTTCTCCCTGGCTATTGGGCGGTCGTAGCCAAGACTGCTGAAAGTGCCAATCCTAGAATATCGGCTGATTTCTTGGCTCGTGAAAAAGCCTCGATGTCTCCCACAATGTATCAACAGGAGTATGAAGCTGATTTCGTTATTTTCACAGGCGCCGTTTATGGTGGGAGTATCGACCCACAGATCCTTAGAACGGACGACCAGATCCGAGAGATCATCCCGGAATGGACTGGTGATTATGCTAGCATCGCTCCATGGCGTCAGGTACTTGTCGGTATCGATACTGGTGCCGACCACCCCTTTGGAGCCGTCAAGCTAATCTCCACCGAAAAGGGTATGGTGGTTGTTGGTGAATACCTCGAACGTCACAAGTCCTTCCTGGAGCACAAAGCCAGCCTTCTAAGGCTTGCCAGTAGTTCCAGTACTAAATGGGCAATCAATCGTAACGAACGCCAGCCTATGATAGAACTTGCCCAGTCTCCTAGTCCTATCATGTGCCAACCAGCCGAAAATGACGTCGTAGCAGGCACCGAGCGGGTCAAATCGTGGCTCCACACTAATCAACTCTGGTTTATTGAGCGCTACTGCCCTCTCACAATCAAGCAGATGAAATCCTATCGGTGGGCTGAGAATACCTCTCCTAAGGATGGCTCCCAGCGAAAAGAAAAAGTCTTCAAGAAGGAAGATGAACTCCCTGATTGCATTCGCTATGCCCTCATGACATGGCCAGTTTTACCCAAATTGAAAGTCCAGACTGACCTCCGTAGAGATCTTTCTAAGCTTTCCGAAGATGATCGTGCTCGTATTGAACATATACGACGGCTAGACCAACCTCGAACAGAATCCAAACCAGGTGATGAGATCGGGGACTTCTGGCAGTGAGTTTATTTGAGATCTTATTTTGGACAGTGTTCACATTTAACTGGGTGAGAGCTAAAATATGTCAGTAACAGCAACCCGCTCAATCACAATTGTTTACTCCGGCGACGTTGTAGGTACTGAAACCATTACGGCAGCCAGTAATACATCCAGCCCAGGCTCTGTTGAGATCAAAGAACTTGCAAGTGGTGCGAATACCATCACG